CATGGCGCGGCCATACCTGGCCAACAGGCGCGGCATGGCGGAAACAATGCTCACAGATTGATCTTCCGGTACGGCCCGAGAAGCGCCGCCGCTTCCACCGGCAAAGCCTCGGCGCCTGCTTTCGGATCTAGGTATGAGACAGACCCAACTCCGTCCGCCGCCTCAGACCGCACGCGCGGGTCGCGCCCGCGACCGGCATAGATTGCGCCAAGCGTGGCGATGCAAGCGCGCTCCAAGTCTTGCGGCGTATCGGTCAGCAGCACATACCCGGCGGCATAGGTGATCACCACCTTGGCCGCGTTCCATGGCTTCCGACTGTCATCCGTCAGGCGGTAAAGCAGCGAGCCGTCCAATTCGTAATCAGCAGCGGCAAGCGTTGCGCCTTCCTCAACCACGCTGGTAATCGCGGGGTTGATGTCCCGATCCAGCACAATGCAATCGGCGGAAACGTCGCGTTCGGTCTGCACCACCGTGGCGCGCCCGAAGCCTTCCGCGCGCCCGCAATACCGCGCGCAAGCGTCCGAAGCCTGGCCGATCAATTCCTGCAAGCCCGCCGTTGCGTCCGAGATAGCCAATTCGCGCGCCGCCGTGGCCAGCACGGTCAGCATGTTCGTGGCCGGCGGGGTTGTGACTGTGATCATGCGCGCCTCAATCGAAATTCGTTCTAGGTATGGCGCCCGTCAAGGCGCCGCGCGTATTGGCCGGCGTAAATGCGCCGCGCCCGGTCGCCGCCGTGAAAGCGCCGCGTGGCAGGGCATAAACGCGAACCTGAGTGGTTCCAGGTGTGAAGGTCGCCACGCTGGTTAGCGTAATGCCAGGCCCTTGCGCGCCGACGCTGGCGGCACCAGGCAGGATTGCCGCCGCTGCTTCCCATGCCGCGCCTGCCGCCGTTGCTGATACGCCGCCGATTGCCGCGCCAGGATCGAAAACCGATCCGGCAGAAAGGATGAAGCCTTGTGCGATGCCCTGGCCAGAAGCAGAGCCTGGGATGATCGTAGCCGCAGCCGATAGCGTGACGCCGTTTGCTTGTGCCTCGCTTGAAGCGACACCCGCGATAAGCGAGGCATTTGCCGAAAGCGTGACGCCGCCGGATACAGCCGCCCCGGTGGCGACACCCGCGATAAGCGAAGCGGTTGCGGTTATCGCAACACCATCAGCGGTTGCAGTGCCGGTAGCTGCGCCTGCAATCAAGGACGCGGTGGCAGATAGTGTGACGCCAGTAGCGGTTACAACGGTGCCGGCGCTTGCCGTGCCCGCGATGAATGAAGCGGTTGCAGATACCGTCGCGCCGCCTGCTACAGCAGCGCCAGAGGCTGCGCCATCGGTTAGGCTGGCATTGGCCGCAATAGTCGCGCCATCGGCTTGCGCGGCGCCCGTAGCCTGTCCTGCAATGATGCTGGCGCTTGCTGTGATAGTCGCGCCGGGAGCCGTGGCGGATGCTCCAGCGCTGGCAGTGCCAGGGATGATGCTGGCGGTTGCCGTGAGCGTCGCGCCCGGTGCCGTAGCTGCGCCAGACTGCGATAAAAAAAGCGTCAAAAGAGACACTAGCTATCTCCTTTGCCGAAAGGATTGAAAATCAAACCAACCGCGCGCTTTTGTTAAGGCGCGCGCAGCTTTGCTAATGCGGCTTCCACATCAGCAATATCTGAATCGAGCTTCTCTGCCAATGCCAAATCAATAGTTTCACTTCGCTGCTGATTTAATCTTGCCAGCCGCATTTCAGCAAACCGGATCAGTTCCTTAATCATGATCTGCTTTGTCCTTAAACCAGCGGGATTAACTCTTGGGTAACTGTCGCAAGGTGAGATTGCAAAATCAACACGTCATAGAGGTCTGTGCCGTCAATCGCGACATAAGCCGCCATGCGACCCCCAAGCGCGGCACCGCCTGTCTGGATAAAGTCAGTCGCCGCATAAGGCGAAAAAACACGGTTTTTCGCATCGAAGCGATAAATCTGATTTATTGCACTCGCCACATAGACATTGACATAAGTGTATCGGCCCTCTTGGCCGAATGGCGAATAACAGCCTGTGGTGCCAGTGCCAAAAGTGTTTACGTTTCCGTCATAGGTAATTGCGCCGGTCCAAGTCCCGGTGATGCTTCCCGCAATATCAAGAACATCAAGCGTTATTGCTGCGCCGCCTCGAAAGAAATAATTAAATGAATGACGCGCATTTCGGGCCACGTCAGGCTGAATGCCAAACGATGGTGCCCAAAGGCATCCGGCCCCATTGGCGGCAGGCGCGACACCAAAATATGTTGTTGACCACGCATCAGCCGCGATAGAGTTGGTGCCGTTGTTAATCGTGGCGTCCGTGTAATTGTAAGTATATACGGTAGTGTTCGCGGTTGTGCGGAGCAGGATCAAATTCGGTTGCTCAATCACGAAGCGCGCCGCGCTGGAAGGCTGCGTCGTCCAAGCGGTGCCAAGCGTATAGACCGCGCTCGGCCCGGCAGTATGCGAAGCAATGATGCGGCGCTGCCCTACTGCCCCTGGCGTGGTAGGATCAGCCACGATGCGAATTTGAAAATTGCGGTATTCATTGGCCGCGACCACCGCATCGCCAAGCGTTGCTTGCCCGGTAATAGTCGAAGCGCCCGAAGCCGTGGCAAGCAAAGCGACAAGGCCAGTATCATAGGACGTGGCGCCCTTTACCATACCCTCGCCGGGCTTGTGGTTGTAAGGCACGTAAAGTTCATCCATCACCAACATTGCGCTATCGTTAGAAAGGCTGGCTGGCAAGTTTGTGATTGAACGGTTTGCAAGCGTATTGCTCGCAGGCTCAAACGTGCGAAAAGCGCCAGCCGCCAAAGTGCCAGAGCCAAGCATAAACAGACGGCCACAAAGCAATTCATACCGCGCGCCAGTCGCAGGCGTGAAGGTCAAAGCAGTTTCAAGCGTGATAGATGGTGTGGTGCCAGCTGTATTGCCAACAATCCAGCGTTCTTCCGTTTTGCCCGCAACCGTATCAACGATTCGAAGCTTGAAACCGAGTTCACCACTGCCGCCGCGATTGGCCAGCATGTTCAAGCCAACCGCCGTAGGGAGCGCAGTCGAAAGCGTGACGCTGGTTGTCGTTGCGCCAGCCGCGATAGTGCCGACAGCACCAAACGAAGGCGCAAAAGCTGACGTGGAACCCGCCCCAAATGTGCCAGCAGTTAGCGGCGTTGCGGTCGCAAGCTGCCAAGCCTTCGTTATTACATTATACCGATTAAGAAGAGAGTTTGAATGCAACGTATAGATAAATGGATTTCGGCTGCTGTCGTTTCTCATGTCTGAGGCCATAGACATGGCCGCCGCGTGCGCATTAGGCGAAGGAGAAGTTTGACGCCAGATTAAAACATCTAGCCCTTTTTTGAAGGTATTGGCCATGTCAGGTAATCCTTGACCGAACGCAATCGGACCAAGCCGATAGGTTTGTTTGGTTGATCAGCATTTGAGCCGGACGCCCGCCGATGTTGGTTTGGTCAGTCAATCCGCTAACTGTGGTTACTGTGCTGACCGTGGTGACAGTTCCGCTTTCAAGCAATGCCGTTACGCGACTGCGGCGCTGCGAAGAATCATAAGAACCAGGGCTCAAAACCGCTTGCAAAATCTGCATAAGCAACATCGCGGCGCGATTATCAATGGCCGGCACTGGATTTTCGGCGCTTACATCACCGTCATTGGCACCATCGGCGCCAATCGTCAGTTTCATGCGCTGAAATTTTTTCCCGCCGATTTCATCAGCGGCGATTGTATCGCCTGTGCCTGGCAAGACTACATCATCGGCCATGTCTCAGCCTCAATTCTGAATGCGGAGAGTTGAAGCGTTCAAGGTGAACGTCGCGCCCGTCGCCGTCACATCGCTGCCAAAGTCGTTGACCGCGATCAATTCATCCGCAGAAGATGCGCCGCCGCGCGACTTGTAATAGACAGCCTTGCGCGCGGTGAACGTCGCGCCAGCCCATGAAACCAGCCCAAGCGAAACATCAAGCCTATCGTTGGCCGTGTCTTTGGTGATCGTGATTGCCGCAGTCACGCCGCCAGCCGTGTAGCCGGTGCCGGTGATCTCGTTTGTCACGTCGCTGCGCTTCGTGTGCGTGTCTTTGTTCTCGGTATAGCTGGAAGTCACCAGCATCACCCGAATGGTATCCGTATCAAGGTCAATGGCGCCGCGCGCCAAATCCTCAAAGAACGAATTGAAGATCAAGCTTGCCATTTCATTTTCCTTTCCGGGAAAGCCATTCAGCAATCATTCTAGTCAACATTTACCGCAACCCTTTGAGTTGCAGAAAGGCGCCGGCAGCTATTGCACCAAGCACCGCCATTGTCGCAGCTTTGACAATCTGGCTCCAAACAGTCCTCTTGGTTGATCTCCATGCGTCAAGCAAATTCCGCATTTCCCGCACATCTTCGCTTGCACTTTCATCATGCAGGCCGATGGATTCAAGAGCTTCCTTTGCGCCACGCTTCGCGGCGCGCGTAATCATTTCTTCAATAACCTCGGGAGACATTGCGCGGCGCTCTTCTGGCATTGGTCAGCCCTCGGCTTTTTTCTTCGCCTTCGGTTGGCCGGGCACTTCTGCCCAGCCTTCCCGAATAGCAACCGCCGCGAGTTCACCGTGGACGGTATCGCCCGCGGCAAATTCGCGCCCGTACACTTCGCCGTCCGGCGCCCCGATAAAGGGCGCCGTTACGGTTGCCACCACCTCAGACATTAGGAGGCGGCAATCTTCAGCAGCTTAATCGCCTGCGAGTTGCGGATGCGACCGCCAACACGCTTGCGGATGTAAAACTGCACGAAGCCAGGCAGGGTGATTTCATCGCGCGTCATACGCATGCCGACGCGATCCGCGATCAGATAACCCTCGCGGAAATCACCAAAGGCAATCGGGAACACGTTGGCGGCAACCGCCGGCATGTCTTCCGCCTCAGTGATCGGGTAGCCAATAAAGGTTTCCGGCTGATTGGCCGAAAGCGACGGCTGCCACAGATACGCGCCAGTGCCAGAACCTTCACGATATTTGCGAAGGGCAGACAGCACCGCTTTCGTGGTGACAAACCGCGCATTCGCGCGATAGCGCGCGCGCAAAGCATAGACCAGATCATAGAAGGTATCAGCGCTGGTCGGCAGCGCCGCCGCCTGGCCCGAAGCGATATACTGCAACGTGCCGAAGGCGCGCGAGGCGTCAGCAGTCGTTACAGGCGTCGGGCCATTCAGGAAGCCGGTCGGGCGGTTGGTGCCGTTACCGGCAACAAAGGCCGCGCCTTCGCCCTGGGCAATGGCTTCAGCCGCGCTCGTGATGAGCCAATTCTCGACATCAAAGAACAGGTCATCCAAGCTTTCTTCCGACGCGCGCGGGCGGGCAGAAGCAAGGCCGAAGGTCGGCGCCACTTCGGCCAAGTCCGGCGTATTGGTCTGGTTGCGCGTCGCCGCTTCACCAAGCCATTCAAACGTCGCGCCATTCACGTCAAACAGCTCTTTGTAATCAGGACTGCCAACCGTGCGAACCGTGGAAATCTGCCGGATGGGAGAAATGTCCACAGACAAGCGCGCAATCGTGCGCTCAATGATTTCCGGCAAGGCAAAACCGCCGGCGGAGCCAGTGGAGGTCACAGTCTGAGCGGCGCGGGTTTCAAACCCATCGTCGTTCATCGCGCGGGTTTGCATTGCCTTTGCCGTTTCGCGCATTTTCATTTCGGCGCGCGGGTCGCGCGGATTGCGGACCCAACCGAGAAACGCATTGCGATAGGCAAGCGCCTCGGCAGTATCATGGCCAGCGCCAGCTTCGCCTGCGCCACCCGGACGCGCAGCGCGCGTTTCAGCCTGTTCAATGCGCTTTTTGATTTCCGTCTGGGCATCAAGCACCGCGTCAATGCGCGAAAGCTTTTCGTCCAGAAGCGGGTCAGCAGCGCCACGCTTGGCAATTTCGGCAAGGCGCGCGTCATTCGCGGCCTTGTATTCTTCAAAAGCGGCGCCGATTTTTTCAATCGCGCCGGTCAGGGCCTCAGACATGAGGTTTCCTTTCAGGTTCAAGATTGCAGGGAACGCAACAGCCTCTCGGCTGCCATGTTTGCGCGCTCGGTTGCGATCTCGGCCTCTCGCCGTTCAGCACCCATTCGCATCAGGCGAGACACAAGGGCCGTCGCCTGAGATTTCGACACGTCTGGCGCTACATCACGCAACCACCGCTCCGCATCGGAAGGTTTCAGAATTTCATCAATCGCGGCGGCTTTCACGCGCGTCACGCGCGCTGATTTCGCCGCCGGAAAAGTCACAAGCGATACTTCCCAAAGGTCAACCGCCCGCACCGTGCGGATGTTGCTTTTCGGATCGTAATCGTCTTCTTTGGTCATAAAGCCAATAGACAGGCCGGAAATGGCGCCAGCCTTCACAAGCGCGAAAGCCTCACGCGCCTGGGCCACGTCCATCGCCAAGCGGCCCTTCACGCGAAGGCCGCGCTGATCCTCATCCATGCTTTCCCAAACGCCAATCGGCATGTCTTGACGGTGTTGCCAAAGCATGGCTGGCATGGTTCCAGCTGCGCGATGTTCGGCAAGGCTTGCGGCAAAGGCGCCAGGCACCACGACATCGCCATAAGCGTCTTCCTGCCCAAACACAGAGCCAAAGCCTTCGATAACGCCTTCTT